GGCGTCACCGAACCGCGCGGCTGTTCCCGACACGTTCGAGAGCACGGTCAATGACCGCGTGTGGTTCAAGCCCCACGGCGTGGACAACCGCTGGATCAAGAACGTGAAGTAACCGCAGCCGAGAGGAAGCGCCCGATGCAACTGACAGACCAGCAAGTGATCGAGCTGTTCTCGCGGCTCGCAAGCATCGAGCAACAGCTCAAGGCCGGGCCGGCAGCCTGCCAGCTGCACCGCGAGCAGATCAAGGCGCTCGGCGAACGGGTGGACGGCATCGAGGACCAGCTCGGCAAGGTCGAAACGGTCATCGGCAAGAAGGAACTGCTGGTCGCGCTGTTCGGCGCCATCGGCATCGGGTTCGGGTTCATGGTCAAATACCTTTGGGTGAGGTTGAACGGATGATCGATCCCCTCCTGGCATCCATCGCCACCGCGCAGCTCAAGCAGGACGAGGGCTTCGAGTCCCACGCCTACAGGTGCCCGGCCGGAGCCCTGACCATCGGCTACGGCCGCAACGTGGACCCCGACCAGGGCGGCCCCGGCCTCACAGAATCGGAAGCCAGCCTCCTGCTCGGCAACGACGTGGCCGCGTGCGAGGCCGACCTGGCCAACATCTTCCCCGGCTGGGAGTCGATCAGCATGGCCCGCCGGGCCACCCTCATCAACATCAGGTTCCAGATCGGACCGGGCGGGTTCCGGTCATTCCGCAGGATGATCGCGGCCATCCAGGTCGGCGACTGGCAGACGGCTGCGCGGGAGCTGGCGGCCAGCCGGCTCATGGTTCAGGTGCCGAGACGTACCACGCGCCGCGTGCGCGAGCTGGAGGTGGGATAGATGGAGATCAAGCTGGGCTGGCGCAAGCTGTCGGCGTGGGGGCTCATCTTTGCGCTGTGCGCGACCGTCACCATCAAGGCCGTATTCGCGGGGGCTGCCGTGGACATCCCACCGGGCGTCATCGACATGGTCAAATGGGTAACGTTGTTCTTTTTCGGCGCCAACGTCGTGGAACACATCGCCCCCAACCTGACCATCGCGGCGAAGAACAAGGACGGGGCCTAGCCCGTGGGCCGCTCCATTACCTGCTACGTCTCGTTCGGGGACACTCACGTCTACGACGTGTTCGGGCTCATGCCGCCATGGGCCCGAACGTCGTTCGGGGCGGGTGCTACCTACAGCGAGGCGCAGGCGGTGCTATGGGGATTCTTCCGCGAGTTCTTCGATGAGTTCGTGCCATGGGCCACCCGCGGCGAGCCCTATGCCCTGGTCCACGGCGGCGACATCATCGACGGATTTCATCACAAAAACACCACCCACACATCGGCAGACGAGGACGCCGTTATCAACGGCGCCGTGGGCATATTCGAGCCCATGGTGGCCAAGGCCGCGGCGTACTACCAGCTGGCAGGCACGCCGGCCCACGACGGGCAGGCATGGTATCTGGCGCGGGCCATCGCCCGGAGGCTGGGGGCTGTCCAGTATGGCCCCGACCCGGAGAACCATCTCCGTCCCGAGCTGCTGCTCAGGGTCGGGGACGGCCTGATCCACGACACGCACCACGTCAGCACGACGGGCCTGGCCAAGTCGATGCCGACCGGGATCACGTCAGACGTGGTCGAGCAGTTCATCCAGCGCGCCAAGCTGAACCACGGGAACATCCCCGACGTGTACCTCCGGCACCACTGCCACCACGCCAGCCGGTCGGGCGGGTTCCTGCGCGACCCGTGCAAGTGGTGGGACGGAATGACAATCCCCGGCTGGCAGCTCAAGGGCCCCTACCCGTGGAAGGTCGGGGCCAGAAACCACGAAACCCACTTCGGTGGCGCGGTCATCCGCTGGGTCACTGACCCGTGGAGCGGCGGTAAGTTCGAGCTGCTGCCGTACACCCGTGGAGTTGTGCCCGCAGAGCCGACCATCCTGGAGGTTCCCGATGCCGTCGAAACCCATGACCGAGGCCGTGTACGACAAGGCCCTGCGCGAGGCCATCGACGCCGAGATCGCCCGGCGGCGCCCGATCGGCCGGTGGACGATTGAGATCGACCGCGAGATATGGCGGGCCGCGCAGGTTCACAGGATGGGCGCCAGGTCGATTTCGGCGGCCATGCTGCCGATCTACCCATGGGCGACCCGCAACGCCGTCGATGGCCGACTAGCCATCCTGCGCAAGCACGGCGGCCCCGACAAGGTGCCGCGATGAGGCGCTGGTGGAAGTGGGCCCTTGGGCTCCTGGCTGCCCTTGTGGCGATCGCAGGCCGCCGGGGATCTCCGTGGAAGGGCCGGGCTCAGGAAACGCAGCAGCGGGCAGAGAGCGCGGCCCAGCAGTCCGTGCGCGAGGCGGCCCGCGCCGCAGAAAGGCAGGCGGCAGATGATCTTGAGAGGAAGCGGGCGGCCGATGCTGATGCTCGCCTGCGTGACGCTTTGGCTCGGGCCCGCGAGGCCCGCCGCCGGCGAGACGAAGGCGAGCCCGGCGGAAGTTGATTCGCTGGTCTGGTACGTCGAGCAGCTTGAGCACGACTTAGCCATTTGCCAGATCCGTGGCGGGGCCCGGGCCGACTCGCTGAGGATCGCCCTGGCCGGTAGCGAGCTGCGCCTGCAGTGGGCGCTCGAGGACCGGCCCCGGTGGTACGAAAAGCCAAGCCTGGCATTTATGGCCGGGGCGGTTATAGCCTTCGTGGTTTTCGGTCAGGTGGTCAAGGTCACGTTCTAGGGGTGCACCATGGCGAAACAGACGTTGACCGAGCAGGTGGCCGCGCTGAAGCTGAAGCTGGCCAAGATGGAGAAGCGGGTTGCGGCGCTCGAGGACATGCGCACGCAGGAGTTGACCTCGGCTATCGGGTTCGAGGTCGATTACGTCGAGGCGGTCGAGGACGAGGACGAGTACCGCCGATCTAACACGTCCCGCTGATCTCCCCCGGCGGGATCGTGGGGGCCCCGCGCGGCAGGGCGACTGCGCGGGGCCTTTTTCTGCTCGCGAGGTTGGCCGGAAACTTTACCCCAGCGGGTCGGGGCGGCAGTCGGGCCGGGCCAGGCCAGCGCGCGGCAGCGGGGCGCTGAGGGGCATTACAGGGCAAGTGTCCCGAATTGGTACAAATCGGCCCCGCCGGGCGAGTCGCTACCCGGCGGGGCCCGTTCTGTGCTACTTCCGCATCCACCAGAACAGATCGACCAGCATGATGACCAGCAGAGTCTCGACCGTGTTATCCCTCCTGTTTGGGTTCGGGCCTCCGTGCCCATGCGCCCGGCCTAATTGCCCGGCGCCTCCTGATCGTCCCGCCCCCTGCCAGTCGCGGCGGACTTAGCACTCGCTTGTGCGTCCGGCTGGTAGGCGAGATCGATACCGTGTTCCTTGCGCCACTTCCAAAGCGTGGAGGGATTGATGCCCAGCATCTCGGCGGCCATCTTTGGTTTGCCGCCTGAGCGCCTGAGGGCCTCTCTCATGGCTGCCTTCTGAAGGTCGATCCAGTTGACGGACCCACCTCCGAAGTCTCCCCTGCGGCGCAGCTGGTGCGCTGCAGCGTGCACCTCGCGCAGGCGCGTGGCGTCGGCCGGGGACAGCATGGCCGGCGCCAGGTCGTCGTAGGGGTCATCGTCGAGGTTGGCGACGATGGCGGTCAGGGCGAATGCCAGTTGGTCGAGGGTCACTCGGCTACCCCCGGCAGCAGATCCCCGGGCGCCGACTGGTTGGACTCGCTCCACGGCCCGACGCGCCCCTGCGAGTCCACGCCTACAACGCGGATGACGTAGGGCGCGGCGTAGGCCCCAGACGGGATATAGATCGGCAGGGCTGCGTTGCCGGTGGCGATGCGGAAGTTGACCACGTAGTATGCAACGGGGCTGCCGGAGGTGGGCGGGGTCCAGGTCCAGCGTTTGAACTCCGTCCGGCTGATCACATCGAACCCATAGGCGTGCAGGTAGGCCGCTACCTGGGGCAGGGTGATGTCGTTCGCCTGCATGGCGGCGGCGACCTTGTTGGCGACGGCCGAACTATCCGGCAATTCCGGACGGTTGGCGGTTGAAGTGTTCGGCAGTTCAGAACGGCTGGGCGGCTGGTCGAGCTTGCATCCGGTGAGGGCCAGCGCGAGCCCAACGAGCATGAGCGCGCCCACCATCCCCGCAACGAATCCGACGCCGAACCCCTGCTGCCATTCGTAGTCCAGTTCTGGTTTCTTCATGACTTCTCTCCCTCCCCGTCCGGGGCTGTCGTGTCGGTGATCTCGACGATCTTGACGCGGACGCAGCGGTAGCCATGTCGATTCGCCCTGCGCGGGTCGATGTATGTCCAGCTTGGCAATAGGGCTAGAAGGCCATCGTCAATGCTCGCCGCGTACCGCCAAGCGTCTGTTTTGGTTGGGCCGTAGGTCTGTATGAGCGTCCCGTCCGGCCTCTTGATCGCGTACAGCTTCACGGCTTCACCTCCGGGGCTGCGGGCAGGTGCGCGATCTTGAGGCCACAGTGGGGGCAGTAGGCCATCATCGACCGCGACCATACAGACCACGAAACATGCGGGGTGTTCCCAAGGCACGAAGGGTGGTACGGACCATCGCCACCAATGCGCTCCCACATGCACGGGCTCTCGTCGCAGGCGGCCAGCGCATCAGCCACGGCCTTGCGAAGCGAGTAGAACTGTTCGTCGTCCAGTCCCATCACGCACCGCTGGACCTCGGAGTCAATCGCCTCGATGTGCTTGCGTTCACAGGGCATCGTCGGCCTCCTGTTCTTCGCGGATGATGGTGAGAATGTCCTGCTTTATGGAAATTATCCCATTCTCGTAGTCATCAAGGAATGGACTGCTGCTACAGTGTGAACACTCAGCCTTGATCCTCTCCACCGCTCGGTCGTTGGCGGTCTGGCGGCGGCGGTCGGGGATTTCTTCGGTTCCCTCACAAACTCGGCAAGACGACGACGGAATAGGTTGAAGGTCGTCGCTTGCAACACAGTTTGGGCACTCGATCATGCGCGGCATCAGCGGGCCTCCGTCACTCGTCGTCATCGCGCACCTCCAATGCCTCGCGGGCTTGCTCAACGCACGCAGCGGGCAGGCCAGTGATATACGTCCCGGCCATGTTGTTCTCGACAGTCTGCCCGGAAGCCCCACCGCGCTGTCTGGTCGGGCACTTGTCGAGATCGGAGATCAGCAACGCTAGCGCCTTCTCCAGCCTCCCCGCCCTCTCGTTCGCGGCGGCGAGCTGGCGGCGAAGGCAGCCGGTAGACTCGGTGACGCCGCCGCTCATACGCACGCTAGAGCCACACTTGAACGTGAGGCCGTGAGGCGGCCCGCCCTCGCCACACTTGGGACACTTGTCCATCACCGCGCCCCCTCTCTCGCCGCGCGGATGGCGGCGTCAATGCGGTCAATGTCATCGTGGTCAACGTCGCGCCAGAAGTCTCCGCTCCCGGCGAGATCATCGACTTGCTCATCCGTCAGCGGCTCCGTGTGCTTGGCCAGTTCGTCCTTGAGGTGCTCCAGCTCCGCGTGCTCGGCCATCCAGTCGTGGTGCATCTTCTGGTTGTCGGCCTGGAGCGCGGCGATCTCCTGAGCCCCCGACTCGACCAGATCGCGCAGGCGCTGGGCCTCGGTCTCGGCGGCCTCTGCGCGGGCGAACATGTTGCCGTACGCGACGTTCAGCGCCCCGCCGCGCAGCCGCTCGTTGTCCTCCAGCGCGGCGGTCAACTGAGCCTTGAGGTCGTCCACGATGCCCTCGGCGGCGTAAGCCCTCGCCACCTGCTTGTCGTACTCGATGCGCGACACTGGCTGGCTCATGATGGACACGGACTCCTTCTCCCCGGCGGCAGCGAGAAGGGCGTCGGCCATGACTACCGCGTTCCGTGAGATGAGAATTGGCGCCCACGTCTGCCACTTGTCGTTGGCCAACATGGCCGTCACATTCATCGCCGCAATCCTCAGCCTGTCGTTCATCACTTGCCCCCCTCCACGGTGATCTTCTCAACCAGCACCAGCCTGGAACACCTTGCCTTGCCGTCAGTGGCGAACGGCACCACGACGCCGGCCAGCGCCATCCACGGAATCAAGCACCGCCACAGGTCGGCCTTGGGGTAGTTGTTCCTGCACCAGTCGCGCGTGCCGAAATTGACCCCGCAGCCACACGTCGTTCCGCGATCGGGGTTGCAGACCTCGGCAATCTCGGCTCCGGGTTCGATGGTCCACGCAGCCGGCGCCGCGTATTCGGTCTTGCCAAATCGCTTGTAGACGATCAGCCCGTCTATCGTGGCCTCAAAATTCTCGGTAAGCCATGAAGCTGGATCGATGATACCGTTCGCGCTGCTCAGGTTCGCGCCGCGCAGGTCCGCGCTGCTCAGGTTCGCGCCGTACAGGTCCGCGCTGCTCAGGTTCGCTCCGTACAGGTCCGCTCCGTACAGGTTCGCGCCGCGCAGGTTCGCGCTTCTCAGGTCCGCGCCGCGCAGGTTCGCGCCGTACAGGTCCGCGCTGCTCAGGTTCGCGCCGCGCAGGTTCGCGCTTCTCAGGTCCGCGCTGCGCAGGTTCGCGCCGTACAGGTCCGCGCTGCTCAGGTTCGCGCTGCTCAGGTTCGCGCTTCTCAGGTCCGCGCTGCGCAGGTCCGCGCTGCTCAGGTCCGCGCCGTACAGGTCCGCTCCGTACAGGTTCGCGCCGCGCAGGTTCGCGCCGCGCAGGTTCGCGCTGCGCAGGTCCGCGCCGTACAGGTCCGCGCTGCTCAGGTTCGCTCCGTACAGGTCCGCTCCGTACAGGTTCGCGCCGTACAGGTCCGCGCTGCTCAGGTTCGCGCCGCGCAGGTTCGCGCCGCGCAGGTTCGCGCCGCGCAGGTTCGCGCTTCTCAGGTCCGCGCTGCGCAGGTTCGCGCCGTACAGGTCCGCGCTGCTCAGGTTCGCGCCGACTCCACCGTCGCCACGCAACCAGGCAGCGTGATCGTCGAGCACCTTCTTGATTTCTTCGTTCGTCATGGTCACTCCCCCTCCATCTCACGTTCGCGCATGTCGTCGTAGTCGCGGTCGGCCTGAGCCTGGCGCTCGCCGTCGTGACAATCCCAGCAAAAAGTGCCGTCGCTCCGATACACCAGGTCAGCAGTCTCGGAGCCGCAACGGTCGCACTTCTGCGATCCGGGCCACTTCAGCCTGTTAGGCATCGGTACTCCACAATCTGCGGTGGGTGGTAAGCAGCTCGGCCATGTACGTCAGGCGCGTTTCGATCGGCCAGCGGTGATCGCTCGAAACCACCCGCAGCAACGTCAGCAGATGGCGCTTGGCGTCTGGTGCGGCCATCTTGGCAATCGCTCGCGACTGCAGAATGTATGCTCTATCCACAGCGATCCTCCCCGTGCTCGATGTACCCGCGCACCGCGCGCGCAGCAATGCCGTGCATCTTGCGCGTGCCGTTCGCCCACCGGTAGACGGTGGACGGCCTGACGCCAAGGGCGGCGGCAAGCTCGGCCATCCCGCCGGCTCGGGCCGATGCAGACGCCACCAGGTCGCGCTGCTCTTGAGTGGTCACTGGCAGGCCTCGATCCGGTCCAGCACCAGCAGCGCGGCCAGCCCGGACCCGAGCTGCATCAGCGCCCACCCGACGGCCGCCCAGGTCGCGCCGGGCACCCCGAGCAGCTTCAGGGCAGTGAAGGCCAGCAATCCAAAGGCGCCGGCGATGGCAGCCCCCGCAGCGAACAGAATCCCGAACACAATAGCGTACCTGGCTGCGGTTTTCATAGTCCGTAACTCCTTGCCAGAATCTCGTTGTCTGCGGTGGGGCGGCCGGCGCACAGGCGGCAGGCCGCCATGACGGTGCGGATGACCACGGGCGCGCTGTCCCCGTACTCGCAGCGGTGAGCCGCCGAAATCCAGCGCGGATCGCACGGAAGCGTCAGGCCGTACTCGGCCAGCAGGCGGGTGATGTCCAGGGGGTCGGTCGTCATGGCGCGGTAGGTCACGGGTTAACCTCCCAGCACATGCTGTCCCATTCGTCGTGCGCCGGGGCGTGCGGGCACCGATCGACCCACCAGTACGTGGCCTCGGCTACCAGCAGCTTGCGAACGTCGGTGTCCGGGGCCTCCCAACAGTGCTCACCCGCGACCGGGCGATCGGCGAAGGCGCAGACACATCCGGCCGGATCGAGGGCCAGGAACCGGGCCCAGGTGGGGATCCAGATCGGGAACGTGACGTTGATGACGCGAGACGTGTACTGCGGTTCTCCCGGCTCGCTAAGTTGGCGCATCGGGGGGTTGATCACAGCGTAACCTCGACCGTCGAGGTCCACAGCGCGCCGTCCACCTGCTCGACGCAGGCGTGGCTGACCTTGGTTCCGGTCGAGTCCTCGAAACGCTTGATGGCCGTCTCCACGGCGTGCGCGATCTCGACCTCGAGCTGGCGCTTGCGGTCGATGTACTCGGACAGGGTCATCGGTTTGCGGTCCATGTCTACCTCCGTCTTGGGTTCGGTTGCCGCTCGGACGTGCCACCATAATCGTCCAACTTACCCCGGGGCTCAAGGAAAATATTCGCCAACGGCGAAAATAAATCTAGCCCGTTCCGGCCCAAACTGGCACAAAGTATGCCAAAGCGGAAATAATTGGAATTGCCCTTGACAGGCTGTTCGGGGCAAACTATCGTCCGCTGGCGCCGAATTGTCGGCCAACCGAAAGGAGTCAATCGTGGAGCACATTCCGTCCGATGACAACCTGCTGACCGTCAAACAGGTTGCCGAGCTGCTGGGCATCGCGCCCAAGACCCTGCGCAACCGCCTGGGGCGGGGCGATGGGTCCGCCCCCGTCGCTGTCAAGACATCCAACGGCTACAACATCCGCTTTGAGCGGTCGGCTATCGCCGACTGGATCAAGGCCAACCGCACCAAGTAAGGAGCACGCCATGTCCAACGGATTCTTCGGCTCGTTTGACGCCGCCCAGGTCGAACCCAAGCGCGACTTCGTGGCCCTGCCCGCAGGCATCTACAACGTCGTCTGCATGGACGCACAGTGGAAGGCCACCAAGGCCGGCACCGGCAAGATGCTCGTCCTGACCTTCGAGGTCATCGACGGCCCCAAGAAGGAGCGCAAGGTCATCACCCGCCTGAACCTCGAGAACCCCAACGCCACCGCCGTTCAGATCGCGCAGTCCGAGATGTCCAGCATCTGCCGCGCGATCGGCGTGCTCAAGCCCACCAGCGAGTACGACCTGCTCAACCGGCCGCTGCAGATCAGCGTCTACGTGGACGACGACGGCTACAACGGCATCGGCAACTACGCGGCGCCCGGTGCGGCGCTCGCGGAAGCCCGCGCGCCCAAGAAGAAGGCGGGGACCAGCAGGCCCTCGCAGGCCAGCGGGCCGCAGGCTACGTTCGAGGATGATGGGCTGCCTTTTAGCTGAGCCCTGCCGGATTAGTGCCGAATGATCGGCACCGACAGGGCCAGTTGAGACCGCCAACCGACCGAGGGGAGAAACTCTCATGTTGCAAGTCATCAGAGGCCGAGTCGCCAAGCCGCGAAAGATCGTTCTCTACGGCGTGGCCGGCGTCGGCAAGAACACCTGGGCGGCCGGGGCGCCCGATCCAATCTTCATCCAGACCGAGGAAGGCAGCGAGGACATCGGCTGCGCCAGGCTGCCCATGCGGCGCACCCTGCCCGAGCTGCAGAAGGACCTGCGCGATGTGCTGCTCGAGGACCACGAATTTCGCACGCTGGTTGTCGACACCGGCGACGGCGTCGAGGCCCTGATCCACGCGTCGGTGGTCGCGGGTGCGGGCAGCGAGTCCATTGCCGGCATCTCGTTCGGCAGGGGCTACGATGCCGCCGTGCTGGACATGCGCAAGATCCTGTTCGTGCTCGACAAGATTCGCGACGTGCGCGGCATGACCGTCATCATCCTCGCGCACGCCAAGATCAGCCGCTTCGAGGACCCCGGCAACGAGGCATATGACCGCTACAGCCTGCAGATGCATCACAAGGCGGCGGCCGAGGTCATGGGATGGGCGGACGAAGTCCTGTTCGCCAACTACAAGACGTTTGTCCGCAAGACAGAGCAAGGCTTTCGCGAGCGGAACGTGGCTGTCGGCACCGGCGAGCGGTTCCTGTTCACCCGCGAGATGCCCGCCTACTACGCCAAGAACCGCCTCGACCTGCCGCCCGAGATGCCGATGCCCAAGGTCGGCGGCTGGGACGAGTTCGCGAAGTACCTGCACGCGGGGGACGCCCCGCAGCAGGATAAAGACAAAGACCAAGCGGCGGGCGTCGCCGCGCCGGAGGCTGCACCCTCCGTGCCCGACGCTGCCAGTTGCGAGCCTGTCAGCCAGGCGCCCGCCGCGATTTCCGCTGAGCCGGTGGCCAGGCCGGCCATGACCGGCCCCGCGCCAGCCGAGGTCCAGGCCGCGGCCGAGGCGCTGGGCATGGAGCCTGTCGACCTCGACACGCTCGACGTTGACCAGCTGCGCGAGATCGCCCTGCCGCTGGCCAGCAAGTTCAGCAAGACTCGCGTGGCCGAGATGCGCAAGGCCATCAAAAACCGCGACGCCGAGAAGATGCGCGAGATCATCAGGTACGTGATGACCAAGCCCGATGTGTCGGGCATCTCAGGGGAGGACTGACCCATGGCAGCCAAGAAGCAACAGCCGGCCGAGGCCGGCGAGCACACCGAGACCGTCGCCCTGTCGCGCATCCCGGCCTTCGAGCCGATCGAGCTGGAGATCGTGCGCGACATCCTGCCGCTCAAGGGGCGAAGCTACGAGCTGACCACCGAGGACGGCATGGCCGAGGCCAAGGCCGATCTCAAGACCATCACCAGCTACCTCGGGCGACTGGAGAAGGCCCGGAAGGTCACCAAGGACGAGCCCTACAAGCTCTGCGTTTTGATTGATGCAGAGGCTAAGCGCATCGCGCTGCCGGTCGAGCTGGACATCAAGGCCCCGCTGAAAGCGGCCATCGAAACCGAGGAAGGGCGCCTCGCGCGGATCGAGGCCGCCCGCGTCGAGGCCATCCGCCAGCGCATCGCCGTCATCAGCCGCCGCCCGGCCTGGGGCGCCAAGGCCGTCGACATCCGCACCATGCTGAACTACGCGGAGTCCGTCGAGATCGACGCCGCCTTTGCCGAGCTGCAGGACGAGGCGACGGTGGCCAAGGCCGAAGCCCTGCGCGACCTGCGGCACATGCTGCAGACGGCCGAGCAGGTCGAGCAGCAGCAGGCGGACCTCGAGCGCCAGCAGGCCGAGCTGAAGGCCGGGCACGCGCGGCTGGTCGAACAGCAGGCGCAGGTCCAGGCGGCCCAGCCGGCGATCGTCAGCGAGCCCGTGGCGCCCGTCAATGTGGCCCGGCCGCCGCTGATCCCGGCGCCGGCAGACGCTCTGCGCGAGATCCTTGCCGTCTGCGATGAACTCACGTTCGCGGTGGACGGGGAGGATGCTATCGACGCCGTCGAGCGCATCCGCGTGCTGGCCAAGATGGTGCTGTCGGCGTTGACCTAGCCAGATCGATCGGTTACCCTCGACCCGCGCCGCCGGCTTGCTACCGGCACCCAAAGGCGCGGCCAGGCGGGGAGGGCCCTCCGTCCCTCCCCGCCACACAAACGGAGACCCACATGACCGACCGCATTGATGTCCCTCCGATTGCCATTGATCCAGCCATCGCCGACGGCAATTGGTCGCGAATATCCGATTGCCTGGCAGAGGGCGATACCGTGGGCGCCCTCCTGTGGGCCATGCGCGCAAGCGCCACCCACGGCCATGAACTTGTGGACGTTCTCCGGGACAAGATCATTGCCTTCGACCTTCTCGGGGAACAGGAGGGCGGGCAGGGCGACGGGCAGGACGACGAAGTAGATCTCAAGGGCTTCATGCCGCCCGCGGACAAGCAGCCCCCGCGGGTGCTGTCTATGCAAGACCTCGAGGACCTCCCACCACCCACATGGCTGATCGACGACGTGATCCCCGATCGCGGGCTGGGCATCCTGGTCGGACCCCCGGGCTCGGGCAAAAGCCTGTTTGCCCTGGCGCTGGTTAACTCGGTAGCCCGCGGAACGCCCCTGTTTGGCCTCAAGGGCGTTCAGCGGTCTGGATGGGTGCTGGTACTGCTGGCCGAGTCTGTCGCGTCCTGGGGGGCACGCAGCGCCGCCTGGAACGATTTCCACGGGCTGGACGTGACACCGGACTTCGGGGCGGTTATCGACGGGGTGGACTTCGCCTCGCCCAAGTCCATCGCAGACCTGTCGGCCGTGGTCCGGGACGAGATCAAATCCCGCGGTGGATACCCTGCGCTGATCGTCCTGGATACCGTGTCGGCAGCGATCCCCGGGGTCGATGAGAACAACCAGGCCGCCGTGACCCCCCTGCTGGCCGAACTCAACCGATGGGTGCGCTACGGCATCCCCGTCGTGGCGCTCCACCACCCAAGCAAGGGCGGGGCAGCATACCGCGGCAGCTCGGCCCTGCTGGGCAATGTGGATTGGATGATCGGGCTCGAGGTCCACGACGGCCGGCGGGAGATCGTTCGCCACAAGATGCGTGACCTGGAGTGGGAGACCCCGCTGGCCTTCGAGATCATCAAACACGACGGCCGCCCCGTGGCCGTCCCCTGCGCAGGCGCGCCGGCCAGTGGGACCTTCATGGCGTTCGCCGAGTCAGGCCTGATGGACGCCCTGCGCGACCACGGGTACTACCTGCCCGGCAAGGACACCCGCCGCCCGGTCAGGGGGCTGGACGTCGCCAAGGGCATCACCATCGCCGACCTGCTCAAGACCTGGGGCGATACGGCCCCGATTGTGCCATCGGCGCAAGACGACCGGCAGACCTACGACGCCGAGCGCGCCAGGCGCAAGCGGGTCCTGATCAGGCTGGTCAATTCGCTGGTCGACGATGGCAAGATGATTTGCCCGGCGAAGCTGACCACCAGAGATTCCGGACACCCGTTTTCGCAGGTGCCGAGCGATGACTAGTTATCCCTGTCCCCGAAAAAGGACACGCGGCCTAGCGGCGTCAGTTGGACGCGCCGCTTACTACGTAAGCGGCGTGCGTCCAACTGGCGCCTGTTGGTGGCAAAATCCAGTTTTTGTACGCAAAAGCGATTGCTGCGTCCAACGGCGCAGGCCATTGCTAGACAGCAAGATACGGGAGATTTCTGAATTTCGTTGGACGCACGTTGGACGCAGCCCGTCGTTGACTACACACAAATTTAACAACCGGGGTGCGTCCAAAGTAAATGGTGAGGTTTTTTGACTCACGGGACACAGGAGGCAGGGCAATGTCGGCAGTTCACAAGGGCGCTCAGGCGGGCAACAAGCTGGCGAAAATCGGGCGCGGCTGGGAGGACCTCATGCCGCCCGCCATCAGGGCGGTCGACGGGCTGCACCTCGAGCACTTCGGGGCGCCTACTCGCGTCATCGGCGTCGGCAAGACGCCGTCCGGACGGCGCGCCCCCCTGGTCGTGTTCGAGGGACCAGCCCCCCTCGACTGGTCCGGGCACTACCGGTCCAGGCACTGCGAGATCGACTGCAAGCGCATGAGCGCGCCCGGCACGTCGTGGTCGTTTGTGTCCAGCATGAGCCCCGATCAAGTCGCCCGCTGCATCAGCCTCCGGGCCGCCGGGTGCATGGTAGGGGTTGCCCTATTGATCGACGATGGCTTCCTGTGCTACGGTATCCCCTGGGCATACCTGGAGCCCATCCGGGCCACAGGCCGCGCCAGCGTCAAGCTGATCGAGCTGGCCGACGCGCTGGCCTCTGGGCAGATCGTGTCGCTCAGGCCGAACGACGGGCCGATCAACCTGCGGCCGTTCGTGGACCTGCTGGCGGGCGAGAGGGGGTAGGAGATGGTACAGCCATACTACCAAGACAGCGCGGTCACGATCTATCACGGGGATTGTCGGGAGATTCTGCCGACGATCCACGCCGACCGGATGATTACGGACCCCGTGTGGCCCAACGCAGATCCGCGGCTCGCGGGGTCCGAGGACCCCGCTGGTCTCCTGCGCCAGGCGCTGGCCGCAGCCCACTGCAAGACGGTTGTCCTGCAACTCGGACGCTGCAGCGACCCGCGGATACTCTCGGCGGTCCCCGACAAGTGGCCGTTCCTCTGCGTGTCATGGTTGCGGTACGCCGTGCCCTCCTACCGGGGGCGCGTGCTGAACGATGCGGACGTTGCATATGCCTTCGGCGATGCCGTCGCCAGCGCCGCTGGGCGCCGCGTGGTCCCCGGTACCTGCATGTCGACGAGGGGCGAGTCCCTGAGGGGCCACGGTCGCAACAGAACAACACAGCAATTTCAGGAGACGCAGGATGCAATGCCCCACCCGGCACCCCGCCACCTGAAGCACGTTCGGTGGCTGGTGCAGTGGTTCTCTGACGAGGGCGAGACGGTGGTCGACCCGTTTTGCGGGACGGGCACAACGGTCCTCGCCGCCAAGGGCGCCAACAGAAAAGCGGTGGGCATCGAGATTGAAGAACGCTATTGCGAGATCGCAGCTAAGCGCATGGCGCAGGAGGTGCTGCTGTGATGGTCACATGGCGCAGCCTGTTCAACCGGCACCGGGCGCCGGAGCCCAAGCCGGAGCCGGCCATCAGGGCCATCTTCTGCCACCTCGGCACCGACATCGTGGTCCGCGTCTCGGACCGCATCCAGGCCATCACTGTGCCCGTCTTTGCCGACGGGCAGCTGATCGAGTACCGTTACAACCGTACCGATGAGTGCCTGCCCGTGGACGACGGGCTGGCAGTCATCTTCAGATGAGGTGGCCCATGCTAAGTACCATGCGTCCCATGAGGACCTATCGGCGCCAGGTCGAACGCCTGGACGGCGAGTCGCAATCGGCGTTCACAAGCCGGGCAGAGCGGATCATCCCGGACCTGCGGGCATACGTGCACCAGCGGCACCCGGCCCGCCACATCCGGGCGATCGTCCACTACAGCGACGACTGGAGCATCGCTACAGTCGAGGTGGCGGCGCTCAAAGATAGGTGGGAGCAGTAGGTGAACGGCAGGCGAACGGTGAACGGAGCCGGCAAAAACGAAAGGTCATCAATGAACAAGTCAGGCATTCAAGTGCGCATGGCCAGCGCCATTGAGATGTGGCCCCTCGACCGGCTTGTGCCCTATGAGCGCAATCCGCGCACGCACTCACCGGATCAGGTCGGCAAGATTGCCGCATCGATCGAGCAGTTCGGGTTCAACAACCCGCTCCTTGTTGACAGCCAGGACGGTATCATCGCCGGCCACGGCCGGCTGCTGGCCGCCCGGAAGCTGGGCCTTGGCGAAGTGCCGGTCATCGTCCTGGACCATCTCACAGACGCCCAGCGGCGTGCCTACGTGATCGCGGACAACAAGCTGGCAGAGCTGGCGGGCTGGGACGACGAACTGCTGGCGCTAGAACTAGCAACGCTCGACGGCGAGGACTTCCCCCTAGAGGCTATTGGGTTCACGGACCAGGAGCTTGCGGCGCTGCTGGACGGTGACCCTGCTGAAGGCGTCCAGGAGGCCGAGGACGAGGTGCCGCCGGCGCCGGATGCGCCGATAACCAAACGCGGCGATCTGTGGATTCTCGGGGACCATCGGCTGTTGTGCGGGGATTCGACCGACTCGGGGGAAGTTGAGCGCCTGATGAACGGCTGCCGCGCGGCGTTAATGAACACCGACCCGCCGTATGGTGTCAGCTACGCCAACGATGAGCGCCCGAATCCAGGGGCGGCGAAGCCACTGGTGGCGAATGACGGACTGAAAGACGAGGCGTTGCAAACATTTTTGGAGACGTGTTTTCGCGTCGCAGTGGATAATGCTCTTGAAAAATCGGCCGCGTGGTACTTGTGGCACGCACATCTCACGCAAGGATTTTTCGCAGCAGCAGCAGCAGCAGCAGATGTCTTGCTTCATCGGCAAATCATCTGGGTGAAGCCCGTCCTGTTGTTAGGGCGCGGCCAATACCACTGGAAGCACGAACCGTGTTTCATGGGATGGGTCCGCGGGCATCAACCGCCGGACTATGGCGAAGGACACGGAGAGCGCACGCAGACCACTGTGTGGGAGATCGGCTCCGTGACGCAAGCGGAACGCAAGGAGTTTAATCACGCCACGCCGAAGCCGGTGGCCCTGTTCACTATTCCGATCGTGAAGCACACGAAGCCAGGAGAGATCTGCTATGAGCCGTTTGCGGGGAGCGGTCCGCAATTCATCGCGGCGGAGATGACGCAGCGGAGATGTTTCGGATTGGAAATTGATCCGGTCCATTGCGACGTGATAGTCCGCCGCTGGGAGACGTTCACGGGCCTGCAGGCAACGCTCGATGACGGCGGCGGCACATTCAGCGAGATCAGCGAGCAGCGAGGCGGCGGTGAACAGTAACGGACTCAGCATCCGGGAGTACGCTCGGCACCGGCGGGCCGCTGGACTTAAAGGCGGCACGCCATCTGCCGTTCACAAGGCAATTGTCTCGGGCAGAATCCAGCGCGACGAAAACGGGCTCATCGATCAATCCGCGGCAGACGGGGCATGGGACGCGGCAACTGGCGACGCCCGCGCGTCACCCAATCCAGGCCGGCAGCAGCAGCCAGCAGATGCGGGACACAGGCAAACGGCGGCGCCGTCCTATGCTGCGTCAAGGGCGATCCGAGAGGCATATGCAGCGAGGATGGCCAAGATTGCATATGAGGAAAAAATCGGATCGTTAGTCGACGCGGATTCTGTCAAGGATGCTGCTTTCAATTGCGCCAGGGAAACGAGGCGGGCGATACTGGACGTTCCGTGCCGGCTGTCTGAGATTCTTGCAGCCGAAACAAGCCCGGCGGCCATTGAGTCATTGCTCGCGAAGGAGCTGATCGCGGTGCTGGACTCACTCTCCAATGAATAGCGCGCTTGACATTTATGTCGAAGCATATCGGGCCGGTATAGGTTCAGATATAAGCAACGGCATTAGTCGGGAGATTATCGACGACGCGAACGCCTTTTGTGAGTACTGCTTCACTGACGCGCAGACCGGCAGGCCCCTCAAACAGGCCTGGCACCACCGCGAATGGCAGCGTCTGACCGACACCCACGACCGCCTCGTGGCATGGTTCCCCATCGAGCACGGAAAGACCACCCAGACCAAGATGAAGCTATGCCGCCTGCTCGGGCAGCACGGCAACCGCCAGTACGCCTACATGAGCTCCAAGCAGAAGCAGGCCGACAAGATGGTCGGCGCCGTGGCTCGCGAGATCGTGGGCAATGAGCGGCTGCGCGAGGTGTACCCGCGCCTGCGGCCCCAGCGGCAGCAACACAGCTCCGCCCTTGAGGAATGGGGCCGCACCAGTATCCGGGTCGCCGACTGCCCCCGCGGCAGCAAGGACCCGTCCCTGGTCGGCTACGGCCTCGACGGCCAGATCCTGGGCGCCCGCTTGCACGGGATCATCCTGGACAACGTGCTTGACAAGGGAAACACCAACACCCGCTCTCTGCGCGAGTGGACGGTCGGCGTGCTCGAGGACGAGATCATGGGCCGCATCCTTCCGGGCGGGTTCGTCTGGATCCTCGACACCGCATGGTATGAGGACGATCTCCTGCACACGCTGTCCAAGCGCGAGGGCTGGCACGCCGTCAGGTTCGACGCAGAGGACGGCCACGGCCTGGGCCCGACCTTGTGGCCGTCGCAGTTCCCGCCCGAGCGCCTGGAGTCCCGCCGGCGCGAGCTGGGCCAGACGGCCTATGACCGGCAGTTCCGCAACCGCCCGCTGAGCGAGTCCATGGCGTTCTTCAAACAGGAATATTGGGACGCCTGCTACGGCCGCAGCCAGTGGCTTGACTCCTGGCCGGCCGACAAGCATGGGCAGGTTGAGTTGCGCACCGGGGTTGACCTCGCCACCCGCAAGGGCGAGTCGCACGACCTGACGGTGTTCGCCACCGTTTACGCGGACGGCGCCCAGCGCAAGCTGGTCAACCTGCAGTCTGCCCGCATGGAGGGAACCGAGATCCTGCGGCGGATGGTGGCCATCTACCGCGCGCTGCACGCGCCTATCAACCGCGCGGGTGGCAACGCTAGGTTCGTGGTCGAGGACAACGCAGCGCAGGTCTACATCGTGCAGCTCCTGAAGGACGCCAGCATCTGCAAAGCTTTGGGGTTGACACCCGGGGAGACTTCGGATATTAGGGTGCGCGGCCGGACGACGACGAAGAACCGCCGGGACGCGGAGCTGGGGATACCAGCCATTGCGTCCGGGATCGAGATGGGCCGATGGGACTTCCCAGCGCACGACGAGGTGCGGCACCTGCGCGACGAAATGAAGGCATGGAGCCCGGAGGCGGATCACTACGGCGACCGCCTTATGGCGCTTTGGCACGCGGGGGCGGACATTATCGACGCACGCGAGACGTTCCGGGTGGACTACATCTAGGAGGCGCGGATGCCTAACCTGTTCTCCGGCCTCCTGGACAAGCTCGCCAAGGCCACGGCCGCCGAGGTTGCCAAGGCTGCGCACACGTTCACGACGGCCGACTTCCTGGCCGGCAATCCCATCCCGCAGCCCCACGACGGCGGCGCCGCCTACAGCAATAGCTGGGTGGCGCATAGTTGTATCAAGCGCATCGCCACCGACTGCGCTGGCGTGCCTCTGTTGATCCTCAGCGACCCGGAGGACACCGATTCGGTCGTCCCCGACAGCCACCCGCTGGCCCGCCTGATCGCCGATCCGTCGCCGGACTTCAGCCAGAGCGAAATGATTCAGTGGTGGATTACCTGGCTGCAACTCCGTGGCGAGTTCTTCTTCCACTTCGATTCGTGGCTGGCGCCCAAGGAAATCATTTTCTGGCGCGACCCGAAGTACTGGCACGAGCAGAAAACCAACGGCAGGGTGACCGGCTGGACGTTCCAGAAGGGCGCCGAGCGCGAGACGTTCCCCCGCGGCGCCGTGTTCCAGCATCGTTTTGTGAACCCGGATGACCCCTGGCGCGGACAGGCCCCGATCCAGGCGGCGGCCAAGGCATACTCCATCGAGGTCGGCGCGGACACGCTGCAGGAGGATGTCATGCGCCGGGGCGGCGAGCGCGCGGTGCTGTACCGGGCCCCGCCGGACACCTCGCTTGAGCAGCGCGAGCAGGCGCTTGCCATGCTTCGGGGCCGCCGGCGGCATGACGGCACGGTTGGCAAGGACGTGATGCTGCCCAACGGCGTCGAGGTGATTGACCCGCGCTTCATCGAGAACGACCTGAGCATTCTCGACAGTCAGCGGGCACAGCCTGACAAGATTTGCGCCGTGTTCGGGATGAGCAAGTCGCTGCTGGGCATCGAGGACATCGACAAGTACGCCACGTTCCAGGGCCGCCGGGACGTGTACCTGACCAACACGCTGGTTCCGATGCTGCACGGGATCGAGTCCACGCTCGACGCCTATCTCAAGCGCAACATGGGCAGCCAGTGGCGCGCCTACGTGCGGTTTGACATTGCGAAGCTGGAGGCATACGCCGAGCAGTTGCGGGACAAGTTCGAGATGGCCAACATCGCGCACATGGCTGGCATCCCGTGGGCCGTTTGCAATGAGCGGTTTCAGCTGGGGCTGCCGATCGACGATATTCCCGGCGCCGACGATGTGCTGGTGCCGATGGGCAGCGTGCCCATGAGCAAGCTGATCCAGGAGTGGGAGGCTGAGCCAGGCGACCACGATCCCGACATGGACGGGAGCACGCCGCCCCCTGCCGGCCCGGCAGATGACTCCCCCACCGAGCCACCGCGGGGGGCGGCTGCTCCGGCCCGCAAGGATGGTCTTACTCAGGCCCTCGTCAACAAGCGGGCCAGCGACCCCCGCGCCACGCTGCAGCGCCAGATCCGCATCACGCGCGCGGAGAAGGCCATGCGGGATGACTGGCGCAAGGTGGTCGGAGCGGCGTCCAAGCAGGCGCAGCGGGCCGTTGCTGGCGCCACCAATGGCGAGCGGGTCAATGCGGCCATCTCGGCCGCAACGCTCGGCCTTGGGGACAAGCTGGCGGCCGTCGCCGAGAAGTACCACGAGCGCGCGGCTGGCGAGGGATCGCGGTCGATCATCGAGCTGACCAGCGGCAAGATGTCAGACGCCGAGGTCGAGGTTCACAAGGCGCGGGCCAAGTGGCAGCCTGAGGTGGTGGACTTCATCCGCCAACGCCAGAACCTGATCAAACAGATGGCCCAGGACCTGTTCGACGACGTGGTGTCGGCCGCGGTGGACGCGGTGACCAAAGGGATCGAGGGATCGGAGCTGGTCAGCCTGGTCGCTGAGCGTTTCGGGAGCGCCCCCGGGGGGCTCAACCGGGCGGTGACCATTGCTCGCACTGAGATTGGCAGCGCCTACAGCGTGGCCAGGAACAGCGAGATGAAGGCGCAGGGATTCGAGCGCCATATGTGGACCACGGCCGAGGACGAGAAGGTCAGGCGCGAGGGCGACTTTGACCATGCCAAGTGCAATGGCGAGGTGCGGAACGTCGGGGACAAGTTTTCTTGTGGCCTGGAGTATCCGATGGCCCCGGGCGGCGAGGCCGGCAACGTCATCAACTGCCGTTGCGAAACGATCCCCCTGGTCGCCGGAATGGAGGGCTTCTGATGTACGTTGAGCTGCTGGACGGGTCGCTGTTGATCTCCAAGGACTTTACCTCCGAGGTGGTCCAGGTCGACAAGCGGATGGTGGCCATGGTGTCGACCGAGGAAGTCGATACGGACGGCGACGTGATGCACGCGGGGAGGACGAAGGAAGGCGCAGGCTGGCTGCTGGACACCTTTAACCGCAACCCGATCATCACATGGAGCCACGACCGCCACAGCCGGCCGAACATCGGGGCCGCCGATGTCAGGGCCAAGGTGGGCAAGTCGGATTCCGGCCAGCGTGGCCTGTTCCTGGACCCGTTCGCTTTCGACATGCCCGACCCGTTCGCTGCCGAGATTGCGGGCAAGTACGAACGCAAGGTTCTCAAGCAGACCAGCGTCGGTGCTGTCGCGCTCAAGTGGGATAAGCGCATGGAGGGCGACAGCATGGCCGGCCGGGAGTACTTCGAGCAGCGCCTGATTGAGGTGGCCTGCGTGAACGTCGGGGCCAACCAGCAGACCGAGGTTGTCATGAAGTCCATGCTCGGGGCTCACGGGCTGGCTGCCAAGGTGCAGGGCGGCGGGGATAGCGAGGTGGCCGACCTCAAGCGAGAGATCGCCGACCTCCGGGCAGACTACGAGAAGGACATGCGCGACCTGTTCAACGTCGTGAAGCGTTTCGGCGACGAAAATACCGATGGACAGGACGCCGTTGCTGTAGTAAAGAGCGCCGCAACAAAGGCCGCCTCCGACCTGGACGCTGCGGCCTTGGCAATCCTGCTTCGGCTGAAGCAATGCGGCACAGCCAACTAGCAGGCGGCGGGTGGGTCGCGGTCGAGGTCGCGACGAAAGCCAGCACGGAAGCCACCACGACTTGGCCCAAGGATGGGTTGACATGGAACAGAACGACATTCTGGAACGGGTACTTGCCGAGGTGAACAAGGTTCACGACACCGGCAAGGCGAATCACGGCGAGATCGCCGACCTGAAGGCCAAGGCCGACAGGCTCGAGGCTGAGGTGCAGAAGGCCAACGGCGACATCGAGCTGGTCAAGGCCCAGGCCGCGGCCGAGATCGAGGTCGTCAAGGCGGCTCTGGCCGACACGCACGGCGGCAAGAGCGGCGCCGGCGACTTCCTGAACGAGCTGGCCAAGGCCATCCGCGGCGTGTTCAGCGAGCAGAAGCTGCGCCGGCCGTCGACCGAGACCTTCAAGAACGGCCAGAAGGTTGCCGACGTGCTGAAGGCGGCGACCACTTTCGACACCACCACCGCTGCATCTGCGGCGAACCTGCTGCCGACGATCGTGCAGCCGGGCATCAAGGAACTCATGGACATCTACGGCAACCTGTATCCGCGGGTGACCAGGATTCAGGTTCCGGCCGGCCAGGCGCTTCGGGTCAACTACGACTCGGCCAACCCCGTTGCCGTGTGGCGTGCCACGCAGGGCGGGACGATGGTCGAGTCCGGGGCCGGCTCGGCCCCGAACGACGTGTCGATGGCCTTCGGCACCGACACGATCACCACGCAGCTCCTGTACGTGTACCAGACGATCAGCAACGAGCTGATGACCAATCCGGCCATCGACTTCGCCGCCGTCGCCTCGGTGCGCGGCATCCGGGCCTGCATCCGCAAGCTGGAGTACGACATGCTGGCCGCTGCCAGCGCGCCGTCCGCCGGTGTGGTGGCGGCCTCCACGGCGCAGACCACGATGGCGTCGGCGACCTTCGCGCTGGTCAACACCTTCCTCAAGGAAGCCGCTGCTGACAACGCGTGGGCCATCGACTACTCCAACGCGTTCTTCATGCACCCGCGCGATGTCCTGACGCTGGCCGCGCAGGCGGTCGGTGCCAGCGAGCTGACCGGTATGCTGGTGTGGGGCGACCCGCGCCGCGGCATCCCGACCACGCTGCTGGGCCACGAGGTCATCGTGCACCCGGGCTGCAACAACGGCACGAACAACTACATCTTCCTGGGCGACCCCTCGAACATCTTCCTGGGCGAGAGCGGCGGCTTCGGCGTCGACTTCTCCGACCAGGTCGGGTTCAAGGACTTCGAGACGGCCATGCGGGTGTACGGTCACTTTGACTGGTCGGTCATGCAGACCAGCCAGTGGCACCGCGCGATCGTCACGGCCTAGTCCGTCGACAGGGCGGGCCCCTGCGGGCCCGCCCGCCACACACGGGAGAGATACATGGCTCGCAAGATCCCCGCAGAGCACCTCCAGGACGAGGCAGACAAGGCCGTGGTCGAGACCGGCGAGAAGGCGGCCCTGGCCGCCTATGACGCCACCAAGCCCGGCCGTGACGGCAGCGGCCCCTACACCACCACGGCTGTTGGGGTGGTGCTCCCGGATGGCAGCTACGTGCCCGCTGGCGGCACCTTCTGCGCTGGGGCCGAGGGCGTGACGGCCGCAATGCTCGAGGCCTGGCAGGCGTCTGGGCTGGTCGTTCACAGCTCGAAGGTCAGCGCCAAGGAGAGCACCAAGGAATTCAAGGGCCCGCTGATCGAGAAGGGCTGACGTGCCGCACATCGACATCATGGTGCCCGATGGCGCGATCTCGGTCCTGGCCGAGTCGCCACCGATTTCGGTCGGGGTGCCGGATTCGTTCGTCTCGGTGGCCTGCGATGATGTGATCGCCTCGACGTACACCGAGCCGACGCTGACCGACTGGTCCGTGCTGGCCGAGGACCTAGAGGGCGAAGGCGCGCGTGTCTCGGTGGTCGAGCTGACCACGGCCGGCAGCCCGTGCCGGGTCAAGCTGACGTTGGTGCACGCGTCCGCGAGTGAGGCCTACGCCACGAAGTTCAGCAGCCCCGAGCAGCTGACGCCGCACGTTGGGCTGTCCGCCACGATCCGCGAGACTACGGACCGCGGCCTGACCTATGACCTGTATTGGTCGTGGACCAGCGGCAATGAATCCGGCGGCCCCGAGCTGGTGGCCGCTGAAGCAATCTACGTCCCGCTGACTGGCGAGGGCGATTACCCAGCGGAGGCCTAGCAATGGCGCAGACGTATGGCAAGCCGGTTTTCGTCGTCTGGCAGGGCATCGGCTCGCAGATCGTCGAGGTCAGGATCAAGAACTCGGACGGCACGGCCTACGATCTGACCGACAAGACGGTCACCGTCAGCGGCGACCTTGACGGCACCTACGTCCTCGAATCGCTGGCCTGCACCGTGGACGAGACCGAGACCACCGGGATCATCACGTTTTCGCCCTCGGCCGAGGAGCTGGCCAGCACCGGCAATATCGAGTGCCAGGCCCGCATCGACAACGGCGGCGCCATCGCATTTTCTTACCCGTTCATCCTCAGTTGCCAGGCGGTCAAGTTCAGCGAGGGGGCATAGCCCATGCCGATCACGATCACGCCAGATCCGATCATGACGGCCGGGGAGGCGCAGTCGCTGCTGGACATCAAGGACACCAACACGGCCACCCTTCTGGTCAATGCCCTGTCGGCCAAGTTGCTCAGGTACTGCAACCGCAAGCAGATCAACCTGAACACGACCACGGCCATCACCGAGCGCCTGCGGCCCTACGGTGGGGACAGGCTCTACCTGCACGCTCCGATTTGGGACGGCAGCGGGTTCACGATCGAGGCTGCGATCTACGATGGCGTGCGGCTGGCCGACACGTACACGTACGCGGGCGGGGATTTCGGCTACACGACGAACGACTACGTGAGTTATCTCACGCTGGCCGGCGCCTGCTGGCCAGACCAGGGGTTCAACGGCGACGTGCGGGTGACGTACAAGGGCGGGTGGTCAACGGTCCCGGCCGACATCCTGCAGGGCGCGATCATGCAGGGTCGAGTCGACCTCAAGCGGATGCAGGGCGAGGTCGGCGTGACCAGCCGCGGCGCCCAGGGCGAGAGCACGCAGTACCAGACGGCCGGCCTGGTGCGCGAGTGCCTGGACTTGTGGAGTCCGTACCGGGTGGTGATCTAGGGTGAAGGAGCTGACCATCAGAATGGATGCCTCCAGCGTCCTTGATCTCGCGGATGGGGCGGCCACCGCCAAGATGCGGTCGGCCTTGTCTCGTGGCGTTCGGGACTCTCTGGCCGTGGTCGAGAACGTCCACAAGCGCCAGGTGATCGGCAAGGGCGGTGGGGCAGTCAAATCGGACGTGTGGACTGACCGCACGCGCGAGGCCAGCCGCAGCTTCCACAGGGACTACTCCACCGGCGATCTCGCCGGGGCATACGGCAGCGCGCTCACGCGCGTGGGCGTCCTTGAGATGGGCACCCAGGAGGCGCTAGGCGGCCCGCTGCGGCCGCGTAACGGCCGGTACCTGACGATCCCCACCGAGGCCGCGCGCGTCGGCGTGGGGCGCGCTGTGGCGGCCAGGGACCGTAGCGACCTGTTCTTCGTGATCAGCCGCGCTGGCAATCCGGTGCTGCTGCAGAAGGGCACCGGCCGGCTGATGTTCATTTTGCGCACACAGGTCACGATCCCCCCGCACCCGACGTTGGATCCGACACAGCAGCGCGCCCAGCCCAAGGTGGACGCCATCATGCTCGCCGCGGCCACCAGCTGGATGAGGGGGAACTGATGACCCCCCGCGACATCGAGCAATTCGTGGCCTGGCGCATCTTCTGGTACGTGTACCAGCAGTTGCTAACCGTTCAGCGCGCCAACGGCTACAACACCGATGCCGGGGTGTACATCGACGCCACAGAATACGGCAACTCGCAGGAGGCCAACGCGCTGTTCCTGTACTGCGATGACGAGGGCGTCGACTCGACCGAGATGGGCGGCGGCGATGGCTCGGGCCGGGCCATGAGCCGGGTCAATTTGACCATGCTCGGGTCGATCAGGTACGGCACCGAGTTGCCGCTCAAGGCGCAGATGGCCCTGGAGCAGGACGTTAGGACGGCAATCCAGACATCGGTAGATGGCGTCCGGGCCATTGCTGGCGTTGGCGTCAGTCACCGCTGGGGCGAGTGCAGCCGGTTTATCGTCTCACTGACCGGAGAGAAGGAAGCCGGCTTTCGGCTGTCCTGCTCGTTCACGTACCCACAGGGGTCCAACTGGTAAGGAGGGGCCATCTGCTGCCCGAAGTCGAGTAACCCGGCCGCTGGCGGCCACTACAGCCCGCATGGGCAAAGAACAAGGAGGCCCCCATGGGCAGCTATCTCGGTGACGCCGGCGGGATCAAGGTCGGCAAGGAAGCGGTGGCCTACGGCACCGTGGCGGCAACGCTGGTCGCTCAGCATCCGGTCAGCGCCACGCTGGGCACCCGCGTACAGCGGATCGCTCCGACGTGGCTCGGCGTCCAGGCCAACAGCTCATCGAAGTTCGCCTTGTCCTACAGCGACGGCGAGCTGGTGGTGCTGCACAACCCCAGCCGGGCGGTGACTGGCCCGATCTACGAACAGCTCGGCAAGCTGACCACGAACACCTACGCTTTCGGAACCGGAGTGACGCCGGATGCGGCGAGCATGTCCGCGCAGATCGACCACGGCGGCTACCTCGCGCAGTACCTTGGCCTGGTGGTCAACAGCATCCGCTGGGACTTCTCCATGGGCAAGGCGACCAAGGTCACGGTCGGCTGCATCGGCCGCAAGGGCACCAAGGAAACGTGGTCTGCCGCCTTCACGCAGCCGGCAGAATCGGGCATTCACATGCCAAGCGACTTCGGCACGGTTACCGTGGGCGGCACGGCGGTTTGCCTGCTGTCGGGCACCATCACGGTCAGCCGGCCGGTGACGGGCGCCGATCGCATCTGCCTGGGCGGGACGGCCATCAAGCAGCCGCAGCAGAACGGCCGCTGGTCGGTTACCGGCAGCTTCAACTGCGAGCTGTCGGCGGACAGCGGCAACAACACCGTGGCCGAGCTGGACGACTACTTGGCCAACACGGCGCTGGGCGATATCGTGGTGGATGACTGGACGCTCGGGACGTGCTACATGGTCGGGGATCCTCCGGCCCTGGGCGCCGGCCTGGCCACGTTCCCGATCAACGTCGAGGCCCTGAGCCTGTCGCTGGTGACCACCGCGTAGGGGGAGCAACTTGAGCACGATCAAGCAGGCAAGCGTCCTTGAGTGCAGCGTGAGCGGCGTCGGCTTCCGGATGCGGCGCCGCTCCACACTGGTCATGGCGCAGGCCAAGGGCCTGATGGCCGTGGCAGGGCAGATCGCTGGGGCATCGGCCACGGCCGAGCCCAGCGAGCAGCAGGCGGCCGAGTTCATCAAGGCCGTTCTCGGCGTGGCGCTGCTGGAGATCAACGAGGGCGACGGCTGGCTGCCGGTGTTCGAGCGGTACACGATCGGCGACCTGGCAGCGTTTACTGATCCGCTGTTCACGAAGTTCCTGGCCAGCGGGCTGTCGGTGGACCCTACGCCGCCCTCCTGCGAGGCATAGGCGGTCAGGAGGGCGCGGTAGCGATTGACGAACTCTCGCGGCGGTACGGCAAGGCGCCGCATGAGTGGATGGACCTGGACGACGCGCAGTTTGCGTTCGATTGGGCGGTCATGGAGAAGGCTAGAGCCCTGAAGGGGGACCAGTGAAGATCGGCCAGCGCGTAGTCGAGATCCTGATCAAGGCCAAGGACGATGCGTCCGGGCCGATCAAAACGCTGGGCAAGTCGTTCGACGAGCTGGAGCGCCAGGTGCCGTTGCTGGGGCAGGCGTTCGACCTGATCAAGAATCCCATCGCGCAGGTGATTGTCATTCTGGCCAGCCTTGGCAAGGCGGCCATGACGGCGTATCGGGCCAACGTCCAACTTGGCGCGGCCATGGACGATCTTTCCAAGCGCACGGGCCAGAGCGTCGAGAGCCTTTCCAAGTGGGCATATGTTGCCGAGTTGGGCGGGTCATCCATTGCAGACTTTGAATCTTCGTTCCTGAAGCTGCGGAAGTCGATGGCCGATGCCGTCAACGGCAGCCAGATGGCCATTGACTCGTTTGCTACGCTGGGCGTGGCGTTCAAGAATTCGGACGGCACGATGCGAGACATCGAAGCCGTCATGCTCGACATTGGCGAGGCGCTGAGAGTATTCGGGCCCGAGAGCCTGCAGGGCGCAGCCGCGCAGGATGTGCTGGGCCGTAGCTCGGCCGCCTTCGTGGCCACGCTCCGGCAGGGTCGTGAGGAGCTGAAGCTCCAGACGGCCGCGGCTAAGGTGTGGGGCGCGGAGATGGACTCCAGCTTCATCAAGAAGGTCACCGAGGCAGATGACGCGGCTATCCGCCTGCGCACCGCATGGGGCAAGCTCACGCAGGAGATGACCCCCGCCCTGGCGAAGGTCACCGAGGCGGCGGGCGTCCTGGCCATCATGCTCAGCGGCCGCCTCACCGAGGCTACGCAGGCGGCATGGGACGCGGAACAGGAGTTCCGCGAGAACTTCCGGTTGTTCGACGAGGCCAAGCTGAACGCTGGGGCAAATGCTATGATTGCCGCGGTCGAACGCGCCCGGGTTGAGTCGGTGGCCCGCATGACTGCAGCAGACAAGGAGATTGCCGACCTGTCGGCTAAGATCGCCGAGTCGATGGTCCCCGCCAAAGATCGCAGCATGTTGGATATCGATCCCCGCCTGGGCGAGGGCGCCGACGACGGCCTGATGCTGTGGGAGGACTACGAAGAAGCCGCCCGCAAGCTGCTGACGGTGCAGGAGGAAATCGACGCTTACGGGCTGCCGGACCCGCTGAACGCCATGAAGATCGCCGAGGCCAACGCCGAGTACGAGGCGCTGGTCAAGCAGATGGAGGAAGCCGCGGCGGCGGCCGAACAGATGACGTTCGACGAGACTGCCGCAGCCGATGCAGCTTACAACCTGACCAGTGGCCTCGGCAGTGTGGCCAGCCAGGCAGTCACGGCGTTCGCCATGGGCACCAGCGGCGGCATGTTCTTCGGCCGCATGATTCGCGAGGTCATCATCAAGGCCGTCACGGACCTTATTGTCCAGCTTACCATCGTCAAGGGCCTGATGAAGATATTCGCCCTCCCATTTGCCAAGGGCGGCACCGTTCCCGGCATGGCCCTAGGCGGCACGATCCCCCGGGCGGCCATGGGGTACGCCATCCCTGACGGCCCGCGCGGCATGGACTCGCGCCTGATTCTCGGGATGCCCGGGGAGGAAGTCATCAACCGATCCCTGTCCCGCCGGCTGGACAGGTTCATCTCGGCTTACGAAATGAGCGCAACGGTCTCGCCGTTCGCTCTCGCTGGTGCAGGCGGTGGCGGTGCCGTTATCAACTTCAACGTCGGGCGTCCGGTCAGCGTCCTGGATGCGTTGGATTTGGGGCGCAACGCAGTCACCGCCTCGCGCAAATACGCGGAGGCCAGCCTGTAATGGATGCTGCCCTGATCAACCTGGTACGCGCCTCGCTGGCCAGTGCGTCGACCGAGCACGATTACACGGGCGGCGAGCTGTTCCAGCGGCATGACGAAATCCGGCTGGTTGACCCGACTGGCAACCCCTGCGCCGTTCCGCTGGAGCCGTCCGAGGACAACATCGACTACGAGTACAGTTACGTGACCGGCGATCGCGGGCGCGCCCTGCGGGGCACGCTGCTGGATCTGGGGCTGTCGATTGACTACATCGAGAACGCCGTCGCCCGCCGCCTGGAACAGTGGAAGCGCGAACGCGCGGGGGTGCTGGTGTCCCCGAACATGGGACGCAATACGCTGTTCTCGTGGCGGGCCGTGGACATGAAGGGCACGACATACAACGGCGGGCCCGGCGCGCGCGATTTGACCGATAACTTCACGTTGACAGCGACATACGGGCAACATCTGCGGTATTGGGACGAGGCACGCCGGATGTTCCTTCCGAAGACGACCAGCAACCGCACGGCGTTGGTGGCGACCCCCGGCGGCGCTGGGCTGGCCAGCTACCCGTCCGTTGTCAATCGGATGGTGCCGACCTACCCGAAGTCAGCCACGCTGTCGAGCGCCAGCACGGCCAGCGGCTGGACGGTGGGCGGTGGCGACGCCGCAGACGTGACGGCGGCCCATGTGGCTGGCGGGTTCGGTCAGGCCGATTGCCCCGACTCGCTGCGCGTCTCGGTTTCCGACCACGCGAGCATTGACCGATATCTGATCGTCACTGACCAGTTTAACAGCGGGCACGGCAACTATGCAGGGTACACGTTTGCCAACTCGCTGGCGGCGATGGCATGCATCTGGATCCGGGGTCGGCTTCCGGCCGACGCAAATCTTCAGCTCGGGGTCGTGGGCGGCTCCGACTATACCGTGCGCAGTGTCGGCGGCATGCGATTCGACGGCTGGACCCCGGTCATGATTAGCCATTATTCGGACGCATGGGCATCCGGAGCCGCGTTCTTCGCTCTGCAGCTCCACGACAGTGACGGGATGGCCTGCGAATTCGAGATCGGGCCGACGATGGTGGTGCAGCAGTCAGGCTATAGCCGCATGCCAGCGGCCCCTGTGTGGTCGGCGCAGGTCACCGGGGGCACCGTGTCCGGGACCAGCCGCGTAGCCACAGGGGCCAGCCTGCGCACTCCTGGGCAGGGCACCATGGTCTGCTCGTTCTGGGCGCCCGCCGACATTGCCGACGCGTGGCGCGGGGGCGCGGCCCATATGGAGCTGTGCGGCAACTCGGACCTCCGCGTCCGGTATTCGACGGCAGCGGCCGGCGGCGACACATTGACCGTCGCCGGGGTTTCGCCGGCCAACTCGGTGACCTACACGGTGGCGACGCGTGGGGCTTTCGGCTTTGCGGGCAAGGTCAACACCGTCGCTGTCACCTGGGGCCCGTCCGGGATCAAGTTGTACGTCAATGGCGTGCTGGTGGCCACCGACACCACGGCCCTGCCGGCCATCAGCGGCAGCAACAGCGTTTGGCAGGTCGGCGGCAACAGCTCGTCCGGCTACAGCTGCTCCCCCCTGGCCATGCTGACCTGCCGCATTGACGAGGGCGCCATGACCGACGACGAGGTGACGCAGGTCCACTACGCGCTGACGGACCCGATCGCCCTGGGTCTGGCCATCGCGGCCCGCGGGCGTACGTTCCGCATTACGCGCACGCCTGGATCGCTGCGCCCTGGAGCGGGCGGCTCGCAGGTGCTAGGCAGGCTGGACCTGGAACAGACCAGTTACAATCCGTTCCTGGCCGACCTGTTCGCCAAGGAGGCTAGCGTTGGGTAGGCTAACGGCGACGCAGATCGAGGCTATCGTAGGCGGGCAGCCGATCCGGCAGGTATTCTCGATCAGGGCCCCGGTGCTGGCCGACCACTCGGCCTACACCACCACCGTCATTGACGATGGGATCTGGCCGGCATCTGCCGGGTCCAGCCGGCGCGTGATCAAGGCGGGCAAGCGAACGCACAAGGTATGGAACCCACACCCGAAGATGGATCAGCGGCCCCAGGCGGTGCGCTACACCATCGAGGTTGACAATGCAGACGGGTTCTTCCACCGCCGCAGTGGCAGCGCCTGGAACCCGTTCGGGCTGTACGACGCTGCCCCGTCCGAGTGCTTCCTGCTACATGACCTCTACGTCTGGTCGGCATCATCTGCAGCGTGGTCGGCCATCGCCGAGATGGCATTCGTCGGCAAGGTGCTCAAGATCGACTACTCGGGTGGGGCGTCGATGAATCAGCGCGACCTGGGCGGCATCACGGCGCCCGCGCATGTGGCCAATGTGGCGTCTATCACCACCGAGCAGGTCGGGGCGTGGGAGGTGCTGCGCCGGGTGTTCACCAAGGACGACGCGGTTGATGAGGCCGTGGCCGACTCGGTCGGGCTCGCCGCCTCATTCACCGCCCTGTAGGAGTACGCCGTGCCATTCCGCGCGATGGATGCAGCCTGGTGGTCGAGCGACGGCGAGCCCGCGCGCTGGGGCCCGAATTGGGACGGGTTCAGTCATGGCCGGCTTTATACCGGAACGGTTGCCGCCGGTTGGCTGCGGCTTGGGTTCTCGGTGGGGACCAACGGCAACGGAACAACGATCTTCTTCCAGGCCCCGTTCTCGGTCGGCGGCGCAGGCGAGGGCCAGCAAGCCGATGACCATGTTGATGTCGGGTTCTTCTACCTGCAGGAGATCGACACCCCATGACATGGCATTATCCTTACTGCTGTGCACTGAACGGGGAGCCCAACGCATCGGGGGTATCCAATGCGATGTTCTCGCAACACGTTCCGCTTAGTCCGCTGAACGATCGAGGCGAGCAGCGCCCCATTAGCGACGCGGCCTCGCCCGGCCACAGGCTGTTCTCGGCGTACTATCGAACGCCGTTCATGTACGATATCGGCAACGACGGCTCGCTGCCGTATTCGTCCACGATCACATGGTTCCGCCGGCCAACGGCCGGGAACACGGTCAACATTTGGCATTACCAGCCATATGCGTGGAACGGGACGCCGCCCGAGGTATTCGCGGCCATCCTGTTGCAGATGGGCCTCGACGTGTCGCACATCGACACCGCTGCATTCACAGACGCGCACAACCGGTACGGAGCGGTCGGCGGCGACGAGCCGTGGGTGGCTTCGACCGGCAACACGGAGCGCACCAGCCGACAGATCTATTGCTGGCGTCGGGTGGGACAGAAGGTCATGGACCTGCTGCTTGATGTGATTCGACACGGCCGGGATATGTACTACGTAAACGAGATTGGGAAGATCGACGTTTCCAGCTTTACGACTCCGTCCGAGGTTGTCGCCGGCCTGGACCTAGGCGATGGCGTAGTGGACGATGTCGCATGGGAGTGGACGGCAGATCTGGTGTTCAACAAGGTGCGCGCGACATGGGGTTACGGGTTCCGGGCGTGGGGCGGGCCTGCCGACCCTCCGGACGCCACGGGGTATGCGGTAAGCGAGGAGCCGACTCTCGAAAGCTACATCGGGAATAAGTATGTCCATGAGGCCAGCAACGCGGCCAGTATTGCGAAGTACGGGGAGTTGCCGCTTGGCGACGCTGTCCGCAAGACGAACAAGAGCGGGGCGCCAAGCGACATTGTTATTTCACACTATCCGATGTATTACGATCCCGGGGTGACGGATGCGGGCTGGGCGCTCGGCAAGGGCGGCATGCAGCATGTAGTGTACTGGCTGGCCAGCGACTCGAAGGAGCGACGCATTGTAAGTCTAGTGCAGGATTTCCGCGCCCTTGATTGGGGCATCGGCGCGAAAATCTCTGACGTGCAGGTGACCGATGACGGGGAGACGATCGCGGACTGTAGGTGCATCGAGCGCACCTACGATTTCGATAGACTGACCGTCGAGAGTGTGTTAATGGAAGTGCCGCCGAACACCTAGGCGGCAGAAGGAGCAGGGACAATGCGCAAGATTCTGGTGGTTCTGCTGATCGCGCTGGCGCTGCCCGCGGTGGCCGGCCCGAACGTGTCCGACGTGGTGAAAACGGCCAGCGGTGGCGTGAGCCTGACCACGGGCATCGGCTCGCCGATGGGGCCGATGATGTTCGACTTCGCGACGGACGGCACGGCCTGGGCCAAGTTCATCTGGTTCAAGGATGGGCTCACGTCGGCCGGCGCCACGGCCCGCACCGACAGCACCATGATTGCCGCCAAGCTGGTGGTCCAGTTGCGCGACTACACGCCCCCGCGCTCGCTGTACTTCCCGAGCGGTCCCGACTCGGTGTACATCGGCCTGGGCACGGCGACGGAAGTGATCCTGTCGCGATGAGGAAGCTTGCCGCAGGAGCGGTTATCATGCTCGGCGGCCTGGCCCTGCTCGGGGCCGGCCGCGGCGGTACGTATCAGGGCGGCAGCTACGGGTCGCAGGTGGGGACGTACCAGGCGGGGGGCGTGGCGGCCGGCTGGGATACGGTCACCATCGTCTACACCACGCAGGACGTGCTGACGGATGACAACAACCCGGCGAGCATCGACACGAGCCTGGTGCTGGGCATCCCC